AAAGCATAAATTGTTAATATTTATAACAAAATAGCTTAAATGGCAAAACAACCTAAATCACCAGAGCAGTTAAGGGACGAAGCAATCGAAACAGCAAGAATTGTTGATGATGCAATGAGGTCCATATCATCTCGTATAGGTGAATTATTTGGTGAAGCCCGAGATGAAGTAGCAGATATTTCAAAAGAATTAGTTAAAGAAGTAGAAAGAGGACTTAAAGGTTTAGCTTCAAATGCTGAAGCCATTGCTGATGCACGGCAAAAAGCATTAAGTGGATCATATAAGCAACGGGATGTTGCTAAAGAAATGCTTAAAAAGCAAAAAGCTATTTTTGTTTTAGAAGTTAAAATTAAAGAAGCAGCAGCTGCTGGGGCCGCAAATCATAAAGAACTAACTAAAGAACTAGAAAAAGCTAAAGGCTATGCTAGTGAATTTGAAAAAACTTTACAAAAATCAGCAGATCAATCTACTAAAATTACTAAGGCCATGGGTCTTACTGGTGTTTCTTTAAAAGGATTAAAAAAAGTAGCAGGATCTTTAGGAATAGATGGGATAGAAGACATATTTTCAGATGCAGCAGCAGCATCCGAAAAAATGGCACGAACTGTTACTGACTCAGGACAAAAAGCTGCAGGTTTAGGAGGAAAAATGAGAGTAGCATTTGCGGGGGCTGCAACAGCAGCTAAAGGTATTGGAAAAGCTCTTATGGATCCTTTATTTATCATAGGCATGATAATCAAAGCAGGTAAAGCATTAATTGGTATATACAATCATGTAAAAAAATTAACTAATGATGTAGGTCAAGCTTTTGGAATAGCAGGAAAAAATGCTGAATATTTAAAAAAACAAATACATGAATTAGGTGATGGTGGAGCTTTAGATGGGATTTATATTAATACAGAAGAAATATTAAAAAACCAAAAAGCAATAAATGATACAGTAGGTGTAAATTTAAGGCTAAATAAAGAAAATGTAAAAACTTACCAAAATTTATCAGAATATGCTGGTTATAGTGCAGAACAAATAGCGGCATTATATAAAATTTCACTTACAACTGGCTCATCATTTCAAACTATACATGATGACGTTGTTGGCACAACAGAATCTTTAAATAAAGCTACTGGATTTTCAGCGTCTCAATCCCAAATATTTGATCAGCTAGCGGGTGCTAGTGGATCTGTAAAGTTTAATATAAAAGGAGGAACTGAAGGATTAGTTAAAGCAGCACACACAGCAGCAAGGTTAGGATTAACAATGGATGAAATTGCAGCAGCAGCAGCAAGTCATTTAGATTTTGAAAGCTCAATAGCAAAAGAAATAGAAGCAGAAATGTTTCTACAAAAAGATTTAAACTTAGATAAACTAAGATATGCTGCTATGACTGGGGATACTGCAATGGCAGCAGCAGAAGAAGCAAGATTAATTAGAGAAAATGCTGGTGCCTTAAGGGGTAATGTGATAGCCCAACAAGCATTTGCAGATGCAACAGGTATTGGAATGGATAGACTAGGAACAGTTTTAGACCGCCAAGATCAATTAGCAGGGTTATCAGGTGAACAATTAGAAACAGAATTAGCAAAAGAAGAATCTTTAGTTGAACAAGGTAAACAGGCTCAAGAATTTGCTAGACAAATGCAGGATGTAGTTAGACAGATTAAAAAAGCATTTGAACCTTTAGCTATGGAAATAGTACCTAAAATACTAACTATGGTTCAAAAGCTAACACCAATGATAATAAATGCCGTAAAATTAGTAGCTAAGGTTGCTAAATTCTTTACATCCCCATTAGGTAAAAAAATCTTAGGAATAGCAGCAATAGCTTATGGTGTTACAAAAGTTGTTAAAGCAACTGGTCTTGATAATTTCTTAGGAAGAGGAGCTAATTCAATGATGCCTATGTACACTAAAGAAGTTGGTCTTGGTGGTGGAGGCGGCGGCGGAGGCGGCTATGGTGGCGGAGGCGGCGGAGGCGGCGGAGGTGGAAGTCGTGGAAATAAAAATATAAAAACAGGTACTGATAAAAGAGGACGTAAATTTCATTATGATAAAAAAACTGGTAGAAGAGTAAAAGCTCCAACTAGTAATAATAGAAGTGGTAGTAATAGAAGAGGAGGCAGAAGAAGAAGAGGTAGAGGTATTGGAGGAGCGCTATTAGGCATGGGTGCTTATTTGGGCGCTGATTATTTAATGAGTAATATAGGGTCAAGTGGGGATGAAAGTGCAGGAGGATATAATGGTGCAGAAGGTGCAGGAGGTACAGAAGGATACAACCCAGAAAATCATACTGTAGCTGGGTATGATGGAGGAGCGAATACTACAAATGCTATGGTTGGTGGCGGAATGGCTGGTATTAGTGGAATGGATATGGGTATGATGGGTGCTGAAGTAGGAGTAGATGCATTAACTGGGAATATGGGTAATAAAGCAAAAACAACCCCAAAACCAAAGACCAGTAAACCAAAACCAAAAAAAGTAAAATCTAAAGGTTTTTTTGGAGGTATTAAGGATTACGCTTCGAAAGCAGTCTCAAATGTAAAAGGAGTAGCAAGTAGTGCATACAATAGTACAAAAGGAGCAGCAAGTAGTGCATACAATAGTACAAAAGGAGCAGCAAGTAGTGCATACAATAGTACAAAAGGAGCAGTATCTACAGCATATCAGGGTGCAAAAACATTTGCCCAACCAGCTTTAGATTATACTGGTAAAGCTGTAAATAAAGTTAAAAATGTTGCTATGAACGCTGCAGATATAACAAAGCAAGCAAAAGAGTGGATAGGGAAAAAAATAACTGGAATTACTCCAAATCTCTTAAAGGGGATTAAAAAACCTTTAAGGGGGGTATTATCAAAAATCCCACTAGTAGGAGCTATTTTAGAAGGCATTTTCACTAAAATGGATGTGGATAGCATTGTTGCAGATGGAGGGTATGAAAATAAACAAGATATGTTCTCAGAGATGGGGAATTCAGTAATATCTGGGGGACTAGGATTAACTATGGGTTCATTAGCAGCAGGTGCAGTATCCTCTTTACAAGCTGTTGGAATTCCTGGGTGGTTATTAGCAGGTGCAGCTTATATGGGGGGTGACTTCTTAGGTAGATTAATAGGAGATGCTATTTCAGATCATGTAGGAGGACCATTACTTGGTAAAGCAATATTTGATACATTTTATGGAGGCGGAGGTGGTGCTGATGCAATGCAAGTTCCTGAATCTGGAGAAATAACAGAACTAGCAACAGGAGGTATTGTAACAGGACCTACAAATGCTATAGTAGGTGAAGCAGGACCTGAAGCAGTAATACCTTTAAGAGAATTTTATGCAAAATTCGATCAATTAATAGCTGCGGTTAATAAAGGTGGAAATGTTTATTTAGATGGGAATAAAGTAGGTTATTCATTAGCATTGCAATCTTCCCAAATGTAGTAATATTTATAACAAAACCAATTAAAAACAAATAATTATGGCAGAATCAATTTTAAAAATGTTTGATGCAGACGGCTCACGTTTAGGAGTGCCTATCTCACCAGCTGATGGAACTATTAATAATGATATTAGTGTTCAGGGTATTTCACAATTACACAACCAATATTCAAATATTGGAGACCCTAACATAACATCACCAGCATATAATAATATGGGTGCAGCAGCTATGGGATATACAAACCCAAACCCTTCGGCTTTAGGTCAAAGAACACAACTTTATCAAGAACCATCAACAAGATATAAAAACAACGCACCTGAAGGAAGGTCATTTTAAATACTAGCAAATGCCTTTAATTACTTCTACTACAGCTCTTAACAAACTGAAGTGGGGTAACGATAGATTTAATGCTGGTATTACTGATGGTAGTAACCAACCTTACATCCAACGTGATATCCCTGGGGTTAATGTTAACGACTCTAATCCAACACTATTTAATGATGGCGGGGATCTTCCTGCAAAAACAGGAATTGATTTTCTTATAAGAAATGGATTTAGAGCCCCAGCAGATGCACTTAGAGATGTTAGTAGACTTTTTAAAATGTTTACAGATTTAAAATCTCCTAATGGTTTACTATTTACAGCGGCTCAAAATATATTATCTCGTACAGCAGTAAAAACAGAGGCTTCTTATGGAATAGGTTATGGGGGAACTAAAGAACCTAATTTTATAACAGGTAAGGGTGGTGGAGCATTAAATGAAGGTATTTATACCCCCCTATCAACATTAGGTCAAACCTTAGGAGGATTTGCAGGTCTTCATTTAAATTTAATGGGGCTAGACCCTACAGATCCTATGTCAGGGGTTATACAGGGTGGTTTATTTCCTGGAGCAGGTTTAAATACATATTTTGGAACAATAAAAGCAAAAAATGCTGCTGCTACATTTTCAACAAAAACAGAAACCTATACTGATAAAATCCCAAATCCTTTATATCCTATATTTAATAATTTACCTTTAATATTAGGAAGTGAAGGACAGGGACAAGGTGGTCCTGAACCTGCATATCTAGATGTAGAAAGAGAAAGAATAGTATCTAATGATCAAAGTGATTTTGATAACAGGTTAACTAATATTTTAGATGTTAAACAAAATGTAAAAAATAATGATACAGATATTATATCATATACAGGAGGACCAGGATCTATTTTAGGAATAGGAAGTACAAACATTAAATTTGCAGATCAAAGAACAGGAATAAATAATCCTTTATTTGTAACTGATCCTGGGTATTTTTTAGGAAGTAGTGGTAAAGATCATTATAATTTAAATCCCCAAACAAAAGATTACATAGTTAAGTTAGGAGCATCTATATATGCACAAAAAGCATTTATGGCTGAAGAAGATAGAGAAGAAATTATTAATTATAGTACAAATGAAGAAATTGAAAATACAAATAATTTTCAATCAACTATAAGAAATGCTCGTTTATCAACATTAGGTTTTTTCTCAGCAAGACCCGACATCACACCAGATAATTACGGTGTATTTCAACGACCTTCTCCAGCTATAACTAGTAGAATCAAAGCAAATATATTTTTTGTTGGGGTAACACAAGAATTTGCATTAGCATTTCAAGAACAGGTTCCGGCATTAACTGAAGATCTTAATTTAGGAAGAGATGGAGGATTTTATTTATTTGATAATAATGTTTACAAAGATAATTTAGTTAGTGTAGGTAGAGATGAAAGAGGTAAACAATGGGAACAAAATACCTGGACTTTTACCCAATCACAAATAGAAAGTCAAGTAATATACAGAACAAATCCAGCAGTACAAGATTTTAGAAAAACTATAATTGATAGTGGAGAGTTAGAAATGTCAAGTGTCTTATCACTAGCACCGGATTATGTGTCTAAATCAGCAAATAGAAGAGTAAATAGAGGGGATCCTGGAAAAACTAATACTGCTAATGGGGGTAAAAATGTGTTTAATTATGGTTTACCTGCGACTCAAATGCAGGCATTGGATAAAATAACAGCTATGCCAATGTATGAAAGTAGTGGTCCTAATACGTCTTTAGCAATTAATGATTTTTGTAAATTTAGAATAGCAGCTATAAATAATGAACCAGATAGTAATGGAAGTGCAGTTTATATGCATTTTAGAGCATTTATTGATTCATTTAGTGATAGCTATAATGCAGAATGGTCACCTGTAAAATATGCAGGTAGAGGAGAAGATTTATATAATTATGGAGGGTTTGGTAGAAGTATTAATATGTCTTTTACTTGTTTTGCTCAATCAAAACCCGAATTAATTCCAATGTATAAAAAATTAAATTATTTAGCATCAACTTTAGCCCCAGATTATACTAATGCTGGTTTTATGAGAGGTAATTTAGTAAGATTAACAATGGGTGGTTATTTATACGAACAACCTGGATTTATTACATCTTTAACATATGATATACCACAAGAAGCTCCTTGGGAAATAGCTATTAATGCAGAAGGAGGAGGAGATGGTAGTGTTAAGGAATTACCTCATATGATTAAAGTTTCTAGTTTACAATTTACCCCAATTCATAATTTCTTACCTCAAAAACCAAATGTAGCAAATAATCCAAATGAAAGATATATAGCATTAGCAAATTCTTTTAATTCAAGAGGAAATTATGCAGATTTATACCCTGAATTAGCAGCAGATGGTGATGGGGACAATAATAGTACAAATAATATTTTAGGTGAATAGATATAACAAAATACAAAAACTTAGAAATACAAATGAATTTGTAGGAACTTTAGGAGATTTATACTATAGAACAGTATATTACCCTGAGTTTGGCCCTTCAGAAACAGATATTTATGTTGAAACCGAATTTGGGGATAGATTAGATAGACTAGCATACCAATTTTATAAAGATGTTACTTTATATTGGATTATAGCTATAGCTAACCCAAATGTTTTAAGTTTAGGAGCTTTATATCCACCTGTAGGATCCCAGTTAAGGATACCTACAAATATAAGTGGAATAATAGATAGTTATAATAGATTAAATGAGTTATAAAGATGAATATACTAGGAAAACCTTTTTCACCTTGGGTTACTGAGCAAATAAATGCCAGACAAGCATCATTAGGTAATAGTACAAATTTAACTAATAGTAATCTATTATACCAAAATGCAAAAGCACCTTGGATTAGATTAGCAAGTACAGTTGATATAAAAGCAATTGAAGGTAAAAATACTAATTTTTCTAAACTTGCTAATTTTGGTTTATCTGATACATTAATCCAGGGTGATACAGCTGCTAGAAATTTTATACTACAAGGGGGTACAACCAAGTTAGTAGATGGTACAGGAGAACCAAACTCAGGATTAAATATAAGTAATAGTTTATATAATGGTGCTTATGGATGGGGGGGCATAGAAGAAAGAGGATTTGTCCCAATGCCCGGAATAATATCAGCTAGTGTTCAATATTATAATAATGGTGCTTTATCAAAGTCTACTATTAATATGAAATGTTATTCTCGAAATCAATTAGCATTAATGGATGTCCTTTATATGAGACCCGGATACAATCTTCTTTTAGAATTTGGTTGGAGTCAATATTTAAACAATTCTGGTGAATTAGTTCAAACAGATAATTTCTTTTCAGATCCTTTAAGCTTTATATTTAACCCAACCTCTGTATCTAGTGAATCTCCAACCCACTTTGATGTTTTAAATTTAATTCAAAACGAAAGAATAGCTAGTAATGGGAATTACGAAGGGGTTTTTGGTAAAATAACAAACTTTAATTGGGCATTCAACTCAGATGGGAGTTATGATTGTAAGGTAGATTTAACAGGAATGGGGGATATGATGGAGTCTTTAAAAGTAAATATAAAACTTCCATCTAAAAAAGATAATGACGAAGGTAAATCCTCCACAACCCCAGACACAGCATCTGAAACTGAAATACCTCCTATTATAGCTAATAAAGATAAAACCACCTTAAATAAGGTATTATTTGACCTTTACGAAAAAAACACATCAATAGCAGTAGATACTTATCAAGCTTTAAATATTAAATCTTTTCCAAATGTTAAAACAGAAATAGATTCAAATGGAAAAATAATAACAGAATACAAAGAAGAAGATATTACTATCAAAAATGGAATGCTAGCTTTAATAGGAACTACTACAGATATTGAACAAAACTCCTCTCCTCAAGTTTATATAACTTTTGGAGCTTTGATAGCTTATATTCAAAAATATTTACTTATTTATAATAAAGAAGGCTCTCCAATGTTTGCTTTTGATATAAATTTTAAAGAAATAGAAAAAGATGAAAATTATATAGTACATATTCCCGGTCAATTTTCATCTAATCCTCTATCATGTTTAATACCTTATCAAGGTCTTCCTGAAGGTGTAGCAGATGATGTTAATCTAGTTAATACGAATGTTAACGAGACTTTACTTTTAAACAAAAGTTCTTTTTTAACAGATAATGAATATTTAGGAAGACTAACAGGAATTTACTTAAATATTAACAATTTAGCTAATATTTTAGATAAATCAAAAAGAAGTGAAGATGGAAGTTTATCATTATTAACATATTTAAATAATATAATAACTTCCTTTACCCAAGCATTAGGAGGAATTAATATGATATCTATTAAAGTAGATGAAGTAACTCAATCTATTAAATTTATAGAAAATTCTCCTCAAAGATTTACAAAAGAAGAAAGTAAGGAAACTTATGCTAGATTTAATACATTCGGAGTAAAACCAGATACTGAAGGATCTTTTATAAGAAATATAGTTATGGGGGGAGAATTAGGACCTAAATATGCATCAATGATTACAATTGGTGCCCAATTTAGTGGAAATAAGCTATCATCAAATGCTACTGGATTTTCTACCTATAATTTAGGTTTAGAAGATAGAGTAATTCCCCAAAAATTAAATCATGATTTTGATGCAGGAACTGAAGCAGATTCTAATAAAGAAGTAGAACTAACTATAGGGGATATATGGAATAAACAAATTAATCAAAAAGACGGTGAAACTTCAAAATCTTTATTTGAGAGTATATATAATAGTAGACTCTTTATTTCAGAAGATATCAATGCATTACAAGAATTAAATTATAATTTTATTAATCAAGTTAGTGGGAAGTTAGTGGAAATAAAACAATTACAATCACCAATTTTTCTTCCATTTAATTTAAGTGTAGACATGGATGGTTTAGCAGGGATAAGATTATTCGAAAGATTTTTATTAGATGATTCAATTTTACCTCCTTCGTACGGAGAAGGAAATGTAGATCTACTTGTTAAATCATTAAACCACCAAGTAGATGCTATGCAGTGGGTAACTTCAATGGATACTCAAGCTGTATCATCTCAAAAACTAGACCCTGTAGCAAAACCATCAAAACTATTATCAACAACTACAAGACAAAGTAATGCTAGTGGAGGTGGAGGAAACCCAGTAGGAGAACTAGGATCTGAAAGCTCATTAACATCAGGTTATCCTATGGCAAAGATTTACTATGATGGCCCAACATCAAAGTCCCAAATTGTAGTTCACCACACTGCAGGTAGACAAAATATAGCAAACACCATTAAAGGGTGGAGTTCAAGAACAGATCATGTATCAACTCATTATATTACAAACAATGATGGAGAAAAAGAACAGTTATATTCTGATGATGCTTGGGGTAATCATTTAGGTATTAAAAGTGCAACTTTTAGAGCCTTAGGTGTAGAATACCAAAATCTAAATAAAACAAGTTTAGGAATTGAAATGCAAGCTTTTGGGGGGTTAAAGGAAAGAAATGGGAAATATTACACGTATGTAAACTCAGAAATGCCATCAGATAGAGTAGCTCAACCTGTAGATAAGAATGGTAATGTTACAAGTTACAAAGGCTATTCATATTATGAAAAATATTCAAACGCAAATATAAGTGCAGTAAAATCAATAATTACCGGGTGGATGGGGAAATATGGTATCCCTTTTGTATATGATTATGATGTATTATTCCCTAATACTTCTACAGTTTCAAAAGCAGCATACCAAGGTACAAAGGGAGTTTATACTCATAATTCTTTTAGAACTGGAAAATCAGATGTATTTCCTCAAAAGGAATTAATAGCAATGTTTAAATCAATCGCAACTCAAATAGTATAATGTATATACCTAAAAATAGAATAAAGCCAAATTTATATACTCCTGGAAATGAGTTTTTATTTAAAACAACAGGGGAAGATTATAAAGGATTTTACCATAGTCTTTATACTGGTAAATTTTATACAGGTAAAACACAAAATTCCTCTAATATTAGAGAAATCATCCGTTATGAAGTACCAGAATTAGAAGGTACTCCTAATTTACCTCAAAATTTAGAAAATACTAATGTTATTGCTTTATTTTTAGATGATCCTGATCCATTAATAAATGAAGAGAAATGGATTCAAAAAGATGTAGTAAAATTTTTAGAGTTAAACGGTAAAAGTACAATTGATGATGACCCTAAACAAACCCCCTATCAAAGTTATCCTAAACCAATAGAAGAAGATTATAATTTAGGCCAATTTACAAGATATTTTGCGGTTAAAGTAAATGAAAATATATATTTAGAACTAAATAAAGAAACCTACAAAAAACTTACAAAACAAGATGCTAATTGGACTTGGGAATTGTGGAATTGTTTTAGCATTCAATGGAAATTAGGAGGAGGTACTACAGAAAAGGCTATAGCTAATAAAAATCAAGTTTTAATAGCTGAGCAAAGGTTAAAAAGAAAAGGATTACAAGCTTTTTTAAGAGAAGACTATTTAAAGTTTGGAAAAAGACCTCAATTTAACTAGGAAATAACATTTCACTTTCGTATATTATCCAAAATAATAGTTATGTTTTGGTTAGTCGAAGATAAAAATCAATTAAATAAGTTTAAAAATTTTTGCAAAGGAGATGCCTTTGTAGAAATTATTCCTTATAATAGTGAAGAACACCCTTCACAAAATGGGATATGTGCTATTTATATTCGCCCGTTAAATTTAACAAAAGGTTATATCTTACCCGTATCCCATAGTGAGACATTAGCTATTGATTTATACGCCATAAAACGTGTATTAAACAACATAAATAGGGTATATGTACGTGATAAAAAGGAATTTTTACATTATTTAATTCTTAAAAATCTTTTTGACATAACATTAAGTGGCCCTACGTATATACCAGAATACACCAAAACACATAGCTATTTTTATAACCAATATCCTAATAAAAAAGACATAAATAGAATAATACCTATCGTTAAACATTATGAATATTGTGAAACGATATTTAATGATTTAAAAGAAAAAATAAATGAGCCAATCAACAACTTTTACAACACAAAAGCCACAGTGGTTTTCAACGCCATGGAGCAAAGTGGAATACGAATTAATAGAGAAAAATTTGAATCGCATTTTCACCCTATCGATGGAGATATCACCTACACGCAATACAACTTTAAAACAACAACAACAAGACCATCTAATAAATTTAAAGGAGTAAATTATGCGGCACTTAATAAAGATAATGAATGTAGGGAAGCTTTTATACCACGTAATGATAAATTTATTGAGCTTGACATTGGTGCTTATCATCCTACTTTGCTTGGGCTGTTGGTTAATTATAGTTTTGGTAATGAAGATATTCACCAAGCATTTGCTGAAATGTATGGGGTGGATTACAAAAAAGCTAAGGAGTTAACATTTAAACAACTATACGGAGGAGTTTTCGAACAATTTAAATCTCTGGAATTTTTTAAAAAGGTTCAAGTATATGTGGATGAAATGTGGGAAAAATTTAACCGAGAGGGATATATTGAATGTCCTATTTCCAAGCACATTTATAAAAAAGAAAACTTAGATGAAATGAAACCCCAAAAACTTTTAAATTATTTGCTCCAAAACTTGGAGACAGCCATGAATATTCGTATATTATGGGATATATTTAAATTATTAAAAGGGCGCAAAACTAAATTAGTATTATATACTTATGATTCATTTTTGTTTGATTTTAGTGAGGAAGATAAAAATTTAATAATAGAAATAAAAGCAATATTTACTAAATATAAGCTTAAAATAAAAGAAAGTTATGGAAACACCTACAATTTTAAATAAATCTACTAATATGTATACTATAGACGACTTCTCTGAATTCGCTACATTAAACATAAAAGATTTGAATAATAAATTATTTTGTACTTTTACTACATTAGATGAATTAGACCCATTGATTAATAATCTAACTTCTACTTACAATATTATGTATAATAAAATATTTGTTTTACACGTTAAGAGTAATAATGAATATGTTTGTACTTACAATATTGACCAGGCTAATTTGAGTTCTCTTCCAGATAATACAATTTTAGTACATAGAAAAAAAGAATCAAATACTTTATATACTATTAATGCCCTAAATGAATTAATTAAAAGGTTAAATGGTGGGGTAGTTGATACAAAATTTCCTATTACTTGGGAACATTACAGAAATACTATATTATTAACTCAAAGAGATGAGTTAAAAGAATTAAAGACCAAGATCTACAAGATTCTTGAAGTATAGTTAGGCCAATCGAACATTCGTTCGTATATTTATCATATTAATAAACGTTATAAAACAATTAAAAAGTTATCTTTATGGATTTAAATGCAATCAAAAACCGCTTGGATCAAATGAACAAGCAAACTACCTCTAATAGTGGAGGTGGAAAGTCACTATTTTGGAAACCATCAGTTGGTAAAGAAGTAGTTAGAGTAGTACCTAGTAAATATAATAAACAATTTCCATTTACAGAAATGTTATTTTACTATGGTATTGGACAAAGAGTAATGGCTTCTCCTCAAAATTGGGGTGAAAAAGACCCAATTCAAGAATTTACTAAACAACTGCGTAATAGTGGTGATAAAGAAAATTGGAGATTAGCTAAGAAATTAGATGCTAAAACTCGTATTTTTGCTCCTATTGTAGTAAGAGGTGAAGAAGATGAAGGTGTTAAACTATGGCAGTTTGGGAAAAAAGTATACCAAGATTTTTTAAATATGGCTGCTGATGAAGAAATTGGTGATTACACTGACATTGTAGGTGGTAGAGATATTAAATTAACTACTGTAGGACCTGAAGTAACAGGAACACCTTACAATGATACATCAGTAGGACCCTCTCTTAAAACATCACAATTGTCATCAGACGATAAAGTAGCTGAGAGTTTACTAAATAATCAACCAAACCCACTTGATGTATTTAAGAAATTTACATTTGAGGAGGTAAAGGCAGCTCTACAGGAATATTTGTCAGATGGTGAAACACAAGTTTCAACTACAACAACTACTACAACTGCAGCAACATCAACTCCAGTATCTAGTAATTATTCATTAGATGCTAATAAGTCAAAGTCAAAAGCAGATCAATTTGATGATTTATTTTCTGATAACGAGAATAAGGAAGACGATTTACCATTTTAATAAATAAAATACATGGCGAGAACTAAAAAAACATTGGGGGAGGCAGTCTCTAAAGAAATACAATCAAATTTTAATCTTGATGCTTTTAAAACGAAAAAAGGATTAAAATCTAATATTAAATTCAAGGATCAAGACTGGATTCCTATCTCGTCAGCTTTCCAAGAAGTAACTTCAATTCCAGGTATTCCTATGGG